TAAAGGCATTTGTACAACTCTGTTTTGATCTTGTACAAAATGGAATGAGTATTCAGATTTCTCAAGATTACTCATCAATGGTTAACTTTGCCCGTTGTAAGTGTTTAGGAGCGAACGTTCTTCGTGGTCCAAAGCAGATTCCTTGGGACGGTAAACTGCAATATGATTATCAACTATGGATTGATAGTGATATTGTTTTTGATACTAACAAATTCTGGCAACTCTGTGATCTTGCTCTGAATGAAGAAGGAGAAGAGCGCGAAGTGGTCGCAGGTTGGTATGCAACAGAAGATGGTCACACAACCTCTGTCGCGCACTGGTTAGAAGAAGATGACTTCCGTAAGAACGGTGGTGTTATGAATCACGAAACTGTTGATTCAATCTCCAAGCGTCGTAAACCATTCACTGTTGACTACACAGGTTTTGGATGGGTTCTAATTAAACACGGAGTTTTTGAGAATCTTGAATATCCTTGGTTTGCTCCTAAGATGCAAGTCTTTGAATCTGGTGCAGTTCAAGATATGTGTGGCGAAGATGTTTCATTCTGTCTTGATGCAAAAGAAGCAGGATTTGAAATCTGGTGCGATCCTCGTATCAGAGTTGGGCATGAGAAAACTCGTATTATCTGATCTTAAAACTTTATAGACCGGCATTTCTCGTTTTAAAATTTATGGAGGTATTTTATGGCTAAAGGTGGTATGAATAAGACGGTGTTCGAACCAGGAGCACCGAAGAAGACTCGCCAAGGACGTTCTTCTCGTACATTACTCAGTGCAACGTCTCGTAATGGACGTAAGAAAAGGTATAGGGGTCAAGGTAAATAAACTTCTTCAAGTGCTTAAATAGTTTAAGCACTTTTTTAATGTCTTAAAATAAATGGGAATTGCATATAATCCTCGTATAGTTACTGATGGTCTTGTATTGGCACTTGATGCTGGCAATACAAAATCATATCCTGGTAGTGGAACTACTTGGACTGATTTAAGTGGTAGAGGTAATAATGGGACACTCACAAATGGACCCACTTATAGTAGTTCTAATGGTGGGTCTATTGTTTTTGATGGTAGTAATGATTATGTTCTTGGTACTATAACTGGTTCTATTTTTACTGGTAGTTTTACACAGTCTGCTTGGATTTATAAATTAAATAACAATCAAATTTGGCAAGGTGTTTTTACCAATTCATCTCCAGCAACAAGTAACACCTACTTGATGACTTTTGGAAATGGTTCTCTTCAAGCACCATATAATTCAGTTGGAGTAAATCAAGTTGGGATTGTTCCTGATGGTGTATTTTTAGATATTGGAACTCATATTAATAAATGGTTATATATTATAATAACTAAAGTAGGAAGCACTTTAAATATCTATTGTTACAAGGATGGTTCTTTATTGCAAACATCTGGAACTATAACTTGGAATAGTGGAAATTTTGCAACAACTAATAATTATGAAATAGGTCGGCATTGGGCGGGTGGTTCCGTGGTTCCTCTTCAGGGAAATGTCGCACAAGTCTCAATATACAACAGAGCACTCACAGCAGCAGAAATCCAACAAAACTTCAATGCTACTCGCTCACGCTATGGAATCTAAATACCTTTAAAGTTCTTCACGATTATGTACGAGAACAGAGAATATCTTATCATTCCAACTACAGAAGTTTCTAAAGTTGATTTTTCATTAGTCTGTGAGACATCTGCAGAAACTCTACGCAAATCTGTAGATGAAACAAAGACTTTTATCAAGTGGGATGGAGAAGCACCAGCATTTGTTGCTGACCTTGTAGGAACTGAAGGTCCTTATACATATACAGAGATTTTAGAGATACTGAGTGGTCTTGAATGGACTGCGCCTATGGGGGGAGTATAAGTGGGTTTAGCACACTCTCCAAGTATTGTAATGAATGGATTGGTCCTATGCCTTGATGCAGGAAATCGTAAATCATATCCTGGTAGTGGAACCACTTGGACTGATTTGAGTGGTAGAGGTAATACTGGAACATTGACGAATGGACCGACTTATAGTAGTTCTAATGGTGGCAGTTTAGTATTTGATGGTGTTGATGATTATACGGATTGTGGTTCTTCTTTACTTTTATTAAGGCCATTTACGATTAACTCTTGGGTGTATTTTAACTCTTTGACTGGATGGCAAACATTTGTCGGTCAAGATACATCGCAGGCAACTATATTGGGTTCATTTTATTTTCAAAAAGTAAATAATACTGGTGGAACTAATGGAAGAACTTTTAATACATTTGGATTATCTCTTATAAACACCTCATTAGCAGAAATATATTGTTATGATACTGTTGCCGTTCAAACTGGTATTTGGTATAACTATTGTGTTTCTGTTTCAACAACACAAATATTACTTTATCGTAATGGTAATTTAATTACAACAACAAACAACAGTAGCACTATGGCACCAACAACAGGAAGTCTTTATGTTGGTTGTGGATATTATAATAGTGTTTTGGTTGATTATGTAAATGGGAGAATACCAAGTACTTTAATATACAACAGAGCACTCACAGCAGCAGAAATCCAACAAAACTTCAACGCATTAAGAGGGAGGTTTGGAATCTAATGGGAGTTTACGCAGGACCAGAAGTAGTAAATGATGGGTTAGTTTTATCAGTAGATGCTGGAAATACGCGAGGATTTGATAAGTATGAGAACTTAGCACTCAACAGTGAAGCAATTAGTGCTTGGAATAATAATGGTAATGCTATTTCAATATCTGCAAATTCCCAAATAGCACCAGACGGAACATTAACTGCAGATGTTCTTTCGCAAACTGCAGTAACTGGAGCATCCAGATGGGTTTCTTCTACTACAAGAACTTATACTGCAGGAGTAACATATACTTTAAGTATATGGTTAAAAAAAATAAGTGGAACTGATGCTCAACCAACAATCAGTCTTTGGGTGAATAATGGAACAAATCAATCAGTTGGAACAATTACAACGGAATGGGTAAGATACTCAAAATCTTTTACTCCAGTATCAACTATTTCATCAAGTACTTTTACTGGATTAAATACTGGATGGAATGATCAAGGAGTTGCAAATAATTTCACTTTTGCCGCTTGGGGATTTCAAGTAGAAATTGGATCAACTGCTACAGATTATTACCCAACTACATCAACAACAAAAACAAGAGGAAGCACTCTTATTGATCTGAGTGGTAGAGATAATAATGGAACTCTGGTGAATGGTGTTGAATATACTGGAAGTAATGGTGGGCACTTGAGTTTTGATGGAACTAATGACTATGTTGACTGTGGACCAGTTTCGACAATAGGTTCTTCTTTAACTGGATTAACTGTAAATGTGTGGATTAATACTTCAGTAAAAGCAACTAAATGTATTGCTGAGAATGGAACACTTTATACAACAAATACATTCTATATGTTCCAAGAAGATGCTAACTATTTTACTTTTGCAGTTTATGGTGGTGCTGGTGTTGGATATGATGTTGTTTATGCAAACTTCATTTATCAAATAAACACTTGGTATAATCTAACAGGAGTCTGGTCTTCCAATTCAAGAAATGAACTTTATTGTAATGGAGTGTTATGTTCTGGAACTAGAGGGGGTCAGGTTCAAAGTTCTGTAATTAATGGAAATACTAATCTATTATTAGGTTCTCGCAATTATGGTTCTTTTCCATTTTCCGGAAAGTACGCTAGTGCATCATTTTACAACAGAGCACTCACAGCATCAGAAATCCAACAAAACTTCAATGCTACAAAATCTCGTTACGGACTCTAATGACTGAAAAAGAAGCACATATTTTGAGTTGGATTAGAGAAGTATCAAAAGTTAGACCAGAATTGAAGGGGTTTGCTATCTGTCCTTTTGCATCAAATGCAAAATATAAGATTATAGAGTGCTCTGCAGAGGACATCCAACCCATTGAAGGGTATCAAGTCATCATTTATATCATAGAAGACTACTTTGACCTTGATGCAGTACAATTTTGGGTTGATTTTTATAACGAAAAACACAAAAATTGGAAGTTTTTTGAAGATTGTGGGTCATATAATACATATATTCAAGGAATTCGCACAAACAATGGCAAATATAACCTAATTTTAGCGCAACCAACACAAAAATTACGCAAATTTAGAGAAAATTTAGCAAAAACGAAGTATTATGACCTTTGGGATGAGGAATACTTAAAGGAAATACTTGAAGATGACTATGATATAATAGAAACACGGGATAGGAACCCCGTAAAAAGTTCTGATTTTCACTAATCAGGAGCAAAATGGAACAAAAAATGCTAAGAGAGATTGCAAATGACAATCTAACTCCCAAAAAACACGATTTTTTAATCCAAAATGAAATACATTCACAAATTCGTAATGATGATGACTATGATGACTGGGAATATGGAACAGAACCTCTTTATGAATCAAAAAAACCATAATAAATAATACAGATTTTATAAAATTTTATGCCTGTAGAACGGGTAAGTAAGGGATTTAAAGACCTAAGTATGACATTTCAGGTTAATCCTGTAAATTATGACCTTATTGGTCTTAAAAATGAAACTGCGATTTCCCGTTCTATTCGCAATTTAGTATTTACTCTTCCTGGAGAAAAGTTTTTTAATCCAAATTTGGGATCAAGAGTAAGTAGACAACTTTTTGAAAATATGGATGCAGTCTCTGCATCTATTATCGAAGATGAAATACGAGATACAATTAATAAGTATGAACCAAGAGTTCGTCTTGTTAATGTAGAAGTCAGTCCAAATTATGACGAAAATGAATTTAATGTAACGATTACATATAGAATTGTTGGGATTGATGTTTTACCGCAACAGCTAACATTTGCACTACAGCCAACACGATAAATGGCATTAGTTAATTTTACCAATTTAGACTTCGATCAGATTAAAAGTTCTCTTAGAGAATATCTTAGAGCGAATTCAAATTTTACTGATTATGATTTTGAAGGATCTAATTTATCTACAATTATAGATCTTCTTGCTTATAATACTTATATTTCCTCATACAATGCTAATATGATTAGCAATGAGGTGTTTATTGATAGTGCAACTCTTAGGGAAAATGTTGTTTCTCTTGCAGGTCACATTGGATATGTGCCAAGATCAAGAACTTCAGCAAAAGCAAACATTACATTTTTTATAGATACATCAAATTTTTCAACCAACCCTAAAACAATAACTTTACAGAGAGGAACAGTTTGCTCATCATCAAATAGTTTTGGAAATCAAAGTTATACATTTTCAATTTTAAATGATATTACTGTTCCAGTTGCAAATAATATTGCATTTTTTGAAAATATTGATATTTATGAGGGAACTTATCTTTTAGAAAGATTTGTTGTAGATAGTAATAATAAAAATCAAAGATTTATTCTAACAAATGCAAATATTGATACTTCATCTATAGTTGTTGAAGTAAGAAACTCTCAAGAAAGTACGATTATTAGAAAAT